CAGAAACGGTATCACCAACGGTCTATCAACAGAACGCAGTGCTGTTACAACGGCATTGGATGCCGCCATGTCAATGACCAGTGTGGGGGTTCAGTATCTAGATTATGGTATTACCACAAACTTCACTGTCACTTACTCGGTACAACAAACTGGTGCGGTACGCAATGGCGTACTACATGTAAACAATTTCTTGGGTTCGTATACCTGGGACGATGAATACAATCAAAGTGACGGCATGGATTTTGCACTACAGGCCAACAGCACCACAGGTGATATTGAATACACTGCTGGTGAGAGTACTACATTAACCTACAAAATCAGTTTTATTAGAACATAACAATCAATGTGGAAACTTAAACCCGGAGAGCGTCTGGCTCGCTGGCGTGATTTTCGAAAACAATTGGACACACAGAGTCTAGCAGAAGCCATTCAGGCCACCGCAGACTTCTGGGCCGGCTGTCCATTCACGCCTTACTATCTTGATGTCAAACAACCCGAAACTTGGCCAGATCCTTGGCAGTTGATTGACGAAAATTATTACTGTGATGTTGCAAAATGTCTAGGAATAGTGTATACTCTGTTGTTAACTGAGCATAGAAACAACGTTGAGTTCGAAATAAGAGTGTATTATGATCCCGAGGCCAGACTAACATATAATTTAGCTTGGCTCAACCAAGGGAAATATGTTCTTAATTTGGATAGTGCAGAGGTTGTAAATAACACATCAGTAGACAACAAATTAAAATTAGTTCATTGCTATACCAGCAGTGATTTGAATCTAGACCAGTATTGAAGAGGCATCAATGACAACTATACAAGTAACAAAAAGAAATAACGAGAAAGAAACACTGGACCTGGAGAAACTGCATCGTGTGGTGTTCTGGGCAACCGAAGGAATCACAGGTGTTAGTGCCAGTGAAGTAGAAATAAAAAGTCACATACAATTTTACAACGGCATCAGAACCTCAGACATTCAAGAAACCCTGATCAAGAGTGCCGCAGATCTAATCTCAGAAGAAACACCCAACTATCAATATGTAGCAGGTCGTCTGATCAACTATCATCTACGCAAACAAGTCTACAACAATTATGCTCCTTGGCCCTTGCTAGATCTGGTCAAGAAGAATGTGGAGTCTGGATTTTATGATGCAGGCCTTCTCGCCGCCTACTCTGTGGATGAGTGGAACACATTAAACACCTACATCAAACACGAGCGTGATGAAAACTTTACCTATGTGGCCATGGAACAGTGGCGCGGCAAGTACCTGGTACAGAATCGTGTGACCAATGAGATATTTGAAACACCGCAGATTGCATACATGTTGATCTCTGCGACCCTGTTCCAACATTACCCACAAGAAACTAGACTACAGTGGATCAAGGATTACTATGACGCTATCAGCAATCACGATATCTCTTTACCTACCCCTATTATGGCTGGTGTACGAACACCGCAAAAACAATTCAGCAGTTGTGTTCTTATTGAGTCTGATGACAGTCTTGATTCCATTAACGCTACTGCCAGCTCAATAGTAAAATATGTGAGTCAAAAGGCCGGTATCGGCATTGGTGCAGGCCGCATACGTGCCCTGGGTAGCCCTATTCGCAATGGCGATGCCTATCATACCGGTGTAGTGCCATTCTACAAATACTTCCAAACTGCCACACGCAGTTGTAGCCAAGGTGGTGTGCGTAATGGCGCCGCTACCCTGTACTATCCTGTTTGGCACCTGGAAGTTGAAGATCTCTTGGTACTAAAGAACAACAAGGGCACAGAGGATAATCGTGTACGTCACATGGATTACGGTGTCCAATTCAACAAGTTAATGTACGAAAGACTGATCACAGGAGGCGATATCACCTGTTTTAGTCCCCACGATGTGCCTGAAATGTACGAGGCCTTCTACAACAACCAAGAGCGTTTCAAAGAGTTATACGAACGTGCAGAACGCAATACCAAACTGCGTAAGAAAACATTCAAAGCCGCAGACCTATTCAGCCGCTTTATGCAGGAACGCAAAGACACAGGACGTATCTACTTACAAAATGTAGACCATGCCAACACACACAGTCCATTTGATGAGATGGTTGCACCTATCAAGATGTCAAACCTTTGTGCAGAAATTGACTTGCCAACTGTGCCACTCAAAGATGTCAACGATCCTGACGGACGTATTGCCTTGTGTACCTTGAGTGCAACCAACTGGGGCAATGTCCGAGAACCCCGAGACTTTGAACGTATGTGCCGTCTGGCAGTGCGCGGGTTGGATGCCCTGTTGAGTTATCAGAACTATCCAGTGTTGGCAGCCCGGTTGGCCACCGAAGAGTTTCGACCCTTGGGCGTGGGCATCATCAACTTTGCCTACTTCTTGGCCAAACACGACGTCAGCTACAGTGATCCACGTGCCTTGGCCTTGGTAGATGAATACGCCGAAGCCTGGTCATATTACTTGATCAAGGCATCAGCAGACCTAGCAGTTGAACAAGGAGCCTGTGGTCGTTGGCAAGATCTCAAGTCAGCCCAAGGCATATTGCCCATTGACACACGCAAGCCCGAAGTAGATGAATTGGTTCCTTATGTTGAGCGTATGCCCTGGGCCGAACTACGTGCTCAGGTACAACGCACAGGTCAACGCAATGCCACACTCATGGCTTTGATGCCAGCAGAGACTTCGGCACAGATTAGTAATGCCACCAACGGCATTGAGCCGCCGCGCAGTTTTGTCAGTGTCAAACAAAGCAAAGATGGTGCTTTAAGACAAGTTGTTCCTGAATACCGTCGTCTAAAAAACAAGTATGAACTGTTATGGGATCAGAAATCGCCCGAAGGTTATTTGAAACTGTGTGCAGTGCTACAAAAATACATTGATCAAGGCATAAGTGTAAATACTTCCTACAATCCACGCTTCTACACAGACGAAAAGATTCCCATGAGTGAGATGTTGCAACACCTGTTGCTGTGCTATCGACTGGGTTTGAAACAGTTGTACTATTTCCAGACCAATGACCAACAAGGCGAAATAGATGTCAGCAAACTGGTAGAAGCAGAACCTGCGGTCGTGTCTGATGACGCCGACTGTGACAGTTGCGTAATTTAAGGAAAAATAAAATGAGCGTATTCAATAACAACAAAATAGATCATACCCGTGCCCTTGCTTTCCTGGACCCCAGTGGCGGTCAAGGCATTCAGAGATTCGACACTTTAAAATATCGACAATTTGAAAAACTGACTGACAAACAGTTGGGCTTCTTCTGGAGACCCGAAGAAGTAGACGTGCTTCGTGACGCCAAAGACTTTAAGGATTTAACAAAACATGAACAGCATATCTTTACCAGCAATCTTAAACGTCAAATTCTTTTGGACAGTGTTCAAGGTCGCAGTCCCAATTTGGCTTTTCTTCCTCTTGCTACAATACCTGAACTGGAAACCTGGATCCAGACCTGGAGTTTCAATGAAACAATTCATAGCCGCAGTTACACGCACATCATTCGCAACGTGTTTGCCAACCCCAACATTGTGTTCGATGAACTTACCAGTATTGAAGAAATTGTTAATTGCGCCCGGGACATCAGCCGATACTACGATGAAGCCATCGAAGCCGGTCAATACTATAACCTATTGGGCGTAGGTACTCATACTGTCAACGGAAAAGAAATCACAGTGGATCTTTATGATCTTAAGAAAAAACTGTGGTTGTGTTTGAACAGTGTCAATGCCTTGGAAGGAATAAGATTTTATGTCAGCTTCGCTTGCAGTTGGGCCTTTGCTGAACTTAAAAAGATGGAAGGTAATGCCAAAATTATCAAGCTGATTGCCAGGGATGAAAACGTACATTTAGGTTCCACGCAGACTTTACTAAAATTGCTACCAACTGATGACCCTGACTATGCCACCATCCGCGAGGAAACTCGTGCCGAGTGTGAACAGATGTTTTTGAGTGCAGCCGCACAAGAAAAGGCCTGGGCACACTACCTATTCCGAGACGGCAGCATGATTGGTCTTAACGAAACCTTATTGAGTCAATATGTTGACTGGTTGACTTGTAAGCGCATGACCGCCGTGGGCCTCAGTTGTGGTATCAAGACCGGATCAAATCCTTTGCCTTGGACAGCCAAGTGGATTGCTGGTGCAGAAGTTCAAGTGGCACCCCAGGAAACTGAAATAAGTAGTTATGTGATCGGCGGAACCAAACAAGACGTCGACAACAACACATTCAAAGGATTTAGTTTATAAATGATCACAGTATATTCAAAAAACAACTGCCCGTTTTGCGATCAAGCAAAAAACCTACTAAAACTCAAAGGCATTGACTACAGCGAAATCAAAATTGATGAAGATCAAACAGCACGTGAGTTTGTGCTCAGTAAAGGGCATCGTACCGTTCCACAAATCTATCAAGATGGAGAACTGTTGGTCGAAGGTGGTTTTCAAGGCCTGCAACGGCAATCAAATGAATTTTTTCAAACACTAAAAGGCTAATATGTTAATCAACAAATCAAAAGTCGCCTGCGGCGACATTGTGGCGTTCAAGATCGTCAATGGAGACGAAATTGTAGGAAAATTGGTCAGCGAAACTGCTGATGCTTTTGAAATAGATCGTCCCTGTACAGTTATGCCCAGCCAACAGGGCATTGGATTGATTCAAAGCATGTTTACCAGCGACCCTAAAATTAGCATAAGTATTAGTAAGACACACGTGATCATGTATGCCCCTGTGATTCCACAAATGGAAAGTCATTACATTACGACCACCACAGGAATACAACAGATGCCCAAAGGTGGAATCATAACATAATGCCAGCAATATCTAGAGGCGGAGACATCAACACAGAAGGTGGGGCCATCATACCTGGCGCCAGCACGGTGTACGTCAATGGCATTCTAGTTGGACTGTTGGGTGATACTGTTACTTCACACAGTCCATATGGTCCGCCACATCCTCCGCACGAAGCTGCCACCATTGTGACCAGTAGCAGTACAGTATTTGCAGACGGAATACCTGTGGCCTGGGTCAGTAGTATCAACAGTTGTGGACATATTATTATCACCGGCAGCGATGATGTGGATGTAGGAAGCTAAAATGGCCATAACTTCAGCACAGACCATAGCAGTTGCAGGCTTGGTCAACGGCCAAGGCATCACCACCAGCCAAGACATGGGTTCGCAGTTTGGTACCAACGATTCCAAACCATTGGTCATTGCCATAGACAACCTGTATGCCGGCGGTGCCGCCAACAACGTGGCCGGACTATCCGCCATACTGAACAAGATACCCAAATGGGTCAGTGGTCGTAATGGCGTAGAAAAAATATCCGCACAGGCCACCGCACAGGCCGGCAGCATCATGGGTGCAGGAGTCAGCGGTGTCAAAAACTTTGCACTCACAGTAAATCAAACAGGTGGCTACGGCACAGCCAGTCTTGATTGGGCATCATCCATAGAACAATACAAAGGCAAGTCATTCACAGACTTTGGACTACAAAACAAAAGTTTTCAAGACATAGCCAGCGGTGGCATCACAGGTGCTTTTTCTGCTCTCAAAGGTGGAGTATCGGGCATTATAGGTGGAATTGAGTCTCACTTGCCAAGCATAAACACTGGTGACATACAAAATGCCATGAAAGATTTTGGTGCCTCGTTATCTAAACTGGGCACAGCATTCAGTTTTGGGGACATGACACAGACTTTTGCACCAGCAAGTTTTATCAAGAATCTTCGTCGCCAAGGCCTGGGAGATGTTGGCGAGTTGAACTACAAATTGGCAGCTCAAGGCATTGTGTCTGAAGAGGATCTTGACAAAGCTGATCCGGCAGTGCTACGCAAGACCATGGATACAGTTAGTTCTGCAGATGTACAAAAAGTAGTAGACCAAACTGGTATGCAACTGCCTCCGGGCGCCAAACTGACTTCCTTGAGTGATTTGCTCAACGCCAAGAAAATACTGCCAACAAACCTACAGGCCCTGGCTCCTTCAGGATCAATGTCTGATGTCAACTCCGTGTTGGGAAACATGGGCGGCAAATTCAAATCCAGTACCGATATCGCCAAGTTTGTTGGCAAGGCCGAAGTACCTGAATTTTCAAAATTAGG